AATTGGTATGGTATTATTGGTGAAGATGCTCTACAAAATACAGTAACAGTTGATCTTGGATCTGGAAATGTATTTACATCAGATAATATTAATGTTGGTGGTGCGGGACCATTCTCTTTAGGTATCATCACTGGTACACACCAAGAGACTGATGGTCCTCACTTTGGAAGCGTAACTTTATCTACCAGAACTGATGCACAAGAAGCTGCAACTCCTCCTACTGGTACAAGTGTTGGTACTGGTCTTCCTGTTGATGCTGGATATTTTAATCCTGCAAATAGTACGTTCACTGCCTCTACATTAAAGGGTGCTATCTTCCCCTTTGTTGAGAAGACATATACATGGGCACAAGGACAAGGAATAATTAGTCAGAGTCCTATTGCACATAACGCTAACGTTAGTATTAATTTAGGATATTCAAGTGCAGTTACTAATGGTGGAGAGACACTTAATGTAGGACCATGGGTAATCACTGGTGATAGTTTGATTGGTACTAACTTATTATTCAATACAGATACAGGTTACTTGGGGTCATCTTCTACGAGTAGTTACTTTGATGATACATCTTTTACTGTAACGGTAGAAGATACTTCCACGGGAAGTCAACAGACATATAGTTTTACTCTCACTGGTAGTGGTGTTAATAACATCAGATCATTTACTGGTGGTATAGATCAAGTTCTATTTGGACAACCCATCATGTCCGAGATGGAGTTCGGTAGCTACGCTGGTAGTGATCATGATAAGTATTGGAAAGTTAACCCTGCTATTGATGCGAACTGGTCTCTTGCTTTTTCTAAGGGAAACCAACACACTAGTGATGTTTCTGATCAGAACGGAACACAAGCATATGGAAACATATCGTTCGCATTCTCTTCTGCACTAGCAACGATACAGAACACACATTTAACAACTGGTAATCAGCATACCAGTGATTGGACAGACGAGACTCCACCTCCTGTTGTTAACTGGTATCCTGAGAGATGTACGACTGCTATTGAGATGTGGGTACAAAATAAACACTGGATGGAAGCGACTATCCTTGATAGGGAATGGAATGATCCAAGGAACTGGCCAACGTTCCCAAATCAAACACTTATATACTCACCAATTAAATTTGTATCTCCTGGTAGACCTCCATCATTTGTAAATTATGGTCAGATCTATCCTAGATTCTTTGAAGAGGTTGATGAAATTACTGTACCTGCAGATACATCAGCGGGTGCTCTTGCGCTAGTAGATCATTATGACTTCCCAAATGGTGTAGCACTACAGGATACAGCACCCATAACTTCGGGCAGAGACTTCTTGAAAGATAATAGACCTAGGGTTGGACTATTGTTCCCTAGAGGCAATACGTTTAGACCAGGAGAAAGATAGTATAAATAAAATTGCCTAACTCTTTACTTATGGAAACCCCAAAGAAAGAGGAAGCCAAAAAGGAGAACAAATTTGAGTGGGCGGATGAGGGTGTATCAACTCTCGTCCGAGTTATTATTCTTGGATGGTCAGCAGCAATTCTGACTCTTAATTATGTAACTGTTCCTGGTGTTCCTCAAAAAAATATCGATCCGACTTTTATAGCCAGCGTCTTCACAGGAACGCTAGCGACTTTCGGTGTCATGCCTTCTAAGAAGAAGGAAGAATCAAAGCAAGCACCTACATTGGAGAAGAAAGATGCAAAAATTGATTAATGGTGTCGCGTTGTTATCTGGACTGGTATCTCTATCGGTCGTAGCTGGTGGTACATACGTGTATCTCAATAAAGATGCAATGATTGAACAAGCGAAGAAAAATGCAACAGAAGCTGTAACTAAGGCAGTAACTGAAGCACTCCCTGGTATGGTTGATGCTGCAGTGCCTGAGTTACCTAAGACTACAGGTCCTGTAATCCCATCATTACCATGAATGAAAACGAAACACTTACTAATTTTTTAGAACCAGAGAAAAAGAAACCTCCTGTGTTTAAGATTATCGTCGGCACTGTTGGCGGAATCTTTGCTTTAGCACACATTGGTTTGTTGGGTTATGTTATCAACAGACCAGAAGAACCAACAGTTCCACCCGTACCTACAATCAATATCCCTCGCGGTCCTTACTCATCTTATACTATTAAAGCAGGTAAGGATGGATATGAAATTGAGTATCGTGCGAACGATCCTAAAGTTCTACAGTCAGAGAGATCCTTAGAACTTCAAAAAGATCAAAGTGGTTTCTTTGGTGGTAAGAAATATGAGAACCGTCGTGAGTATCGTAGTGATCAATTCACTATGGAAGGCACCCGTAACATGGGGGGAGGTGAAATAGGTGAACTGGGAAAGACGGGAGGTGCAAGCGCCGAGTGTATAGCGGCGGACGCTGGCGCACGGAGTCAAGGTGCAATGGCGGGTAGTGCTATCGCTGCTGGTGTTGCTGTTCCTGCTGTTGTTGGTATCCCTTACGTTGGATGGCTAGCAGGTGGATGGGCATTGCTCCTAGGACAGAAAGCAGGATCATCACTTGGTTCTACAGTTGGTAGTGTATTTAATGATTGCTAATGGACATACCTAATATTAATATTCCGAATAATGATATTCGTATCGGTGATATTCGTGATGTGAACATTAATGTAATGCCTGATTGGATAGTCAATCCTCCACAGGCACTACCAGTTTACCCACCCGTGACTACACAGGTGGGTGTTCCTATTGTTAATATTCCTGGATGTGTAGAGTCACATAGAGATAGTAGTGAAAATCAGACACTAAAGGATGATGATAGGGATGGTGTCCAGACATTCTGTGATGCTGGTACTCCTAGTTTTTATCCTATTGATTATGATCCAGATAAATTAGAGATAACAACAGAGGCACCACCACCTCCACCTATCAAATCTCCTGAGGCAGAAAAGGATACTCCACCATCTCCTGAAGCACCATCAGCACCTAAAACCGATGCTGCAATCGCAGAGTGTCCTACAAGAGAGCAGCAATTAAAGAATCCTGTAGGAAAAGTATTACAGAATAATAAAAAGATAGTCAGGTATGAGACAGTAGGAAAAGAATGTCTCCCTGTATTTGAGAATTTAAATATACCAGATCAGATTATTGCTAACCTACCATCTCCAGGTGCGGTAACTGTTACCGCCTCAATTGCTGTAGTCGCGACGACCTCTGCACTGCTTGCAAAGCCTCTTGCTGATCTTTTGTTAAAGGTTGTGAAACCGACTGTGAAGAAGGTAGTGAAGAAGATTGCGACCTTACGGGGTAAGACGCCCCCTGTATTGTCTGTGGCGCAGAAGAGGGCTGAGCAACGGGATCGGAATCGGGCGATAAAGATTTTACGGTCGGCACTGAAACCGAAGGGATAGAGTGACGATGTTGTTTAACACCAGTAACATTATTAACTACAATGTCTGCACATATTTTATAGTAAGGACTGCGTGGGTGAAAACTAATTCCCCTCTGCATTAATTCACCACAATTTTTAAGTCTTGCGATCTCAAAATCGAGGCGCTTATTAGCAAGCATCTGACCTTGTAAAGCAATCTGAGTATCTGCTGCTGTCTTACAACGTTCTTGCATTCCACCATCAAGAGGGAAAGAAAGTGTTGCAGATAAACCAAGACTTGTACTGTTATTAATTGCATCACCAGTTCTTACTGGTTTCCTCCAGAGTTCCTGTCCTGGATTATCGGGGACACCATCTCCCTGCATTTCCATAACGGTGATAGACATGTCTGCACCATCTTCATAGGCACGAACAGTTTCACCTTCTGAGTTTGTATATGTTCTATCGTCATAATGTGGTGACCAAGGAAAGTTCTTTACTACTTTCTGAGTCTCTACCATCTGACCTGTAAAATCTCTTCCATCATATTGAGGCTCCATATAGTGTGTTTCAAATGGATCCTTCTGACTACGAGCATGAGTAATGAATGGTGTGATATTAGCAGTCGGTCCTTGACATGCAATACCACCACCATATTGATTGGTGATGTATGGTCCTTGTAATACCTGAATAGCTTGGTTCGTAACTGAGCCTGAACTATTTGCTATTGGATTTGCTGTTGCACTCACACCCCCGACATCTGCCGCCAGTGTGGCAGGGACAGTCGCAATTTGTGTTAGACATAATACTATTGGGTAAAGATACTTGTTGTGTCGGTGATGCTTGTAACGTCCGTGGTTCTTTGAATCACAGTTTGATTCGTTACTCCTGGTCCCATGTAGGTCTGAGTGAACTGGAACGCTGCTCCTGGTTCTGCGATTGTAAAGCTCTGTCCATTTAAATTTAGACCAGAGTTGGCGCTTGTTACTTGCCCCTCTGTTCCTCCTAATGGATTCACTATCACTGAGTTGGTTGTTGGGTTTGGACTGAGGGATTGCCCCCCATTGGTCACGTTTGAACCCGATACTGAATATTGCCATCCTGTTGCATAATCTATAGAGTTAATTGTCTCAGTCACCTTTGATGTTGTCTCTGTGTGACTCGTCATTGAGCCCTGACTGAAGTTTGGGACCACGGGGACCGCCTGGGCAGGAACATGTATGAATAATGCACCCACCGCACTCATTACATACCAAAGAATCATCCTTGGAGCAGTCATATACTTCCTCCATGGTATTTAGTGTAAGATAGTGAGCTCACTCACAAATTGAGCGGTAGCATTTGTACCAGCTCCACCAGCCGTTATGGTTAGAGCACCGTTGGTTCCGATAGTACCAGCTAGAGAACCAGCAGATCCTGCAGTTGTAGATGTAATGTTGCCGAAGTTAGGTACATCACCTACAGTGACTGCACTAGTCGGGATTGCATCAGCCTGTGTGTATGACTGAGAGAAACTAAAAGCGTTTCCCGCAGTGTGTTGGGTAGCAGCAATTGTACCAGGAGATAATACTCCACTAGTAATTGCACCAGTAGAAATTGTATTGACGGTGGTTCCGTCAGTAGTATTCACACCACTACCTGAAATTGAAATTGTACTGCCCAATCTTGTAGCATTGGAACTAGCAGCATCAACAGTTAGTTGTACACTAGATGATAACTTATGATTAAGGGCACCTGCATTTGCTGCTGATGCGGTCATCAATATCATTATGAAAGGTAAAAATTTGTTCATTTTTTACGTCTCATTGAGTTTTATATGGGTGAGTCTGCACATGAAGCATTTGTATGCTAGACTGTATAGAAGTCTCCATTTCTATTTATGAGTAATAATGTTAGTAGATTCTGAAAAGATTATTGATTTAGGAGCATTCCTTATAAACAAAGAGATTTCTATTAAGGAATGTGATATAGGGTGTACAAAACTATACGTGATTGAAAATTTCTATGAGGATTTTGAGCGAGCACATAATGAGATGCTTAAACTTCCTTTTGCTCCCATCTTAGAAACAGATAACATCACACATTTTGATGGACGTTCTTCTTATAGCAAGAGTATGAGCAAGACTGAGTGTTCTCTCACAATAGATTTTAAACACCTTGTAGCTCAGGTAGCAGGAGTAGATCTTGAGCAGGTCGAAGTTCCAGACAGAATATTATTCAATGCATTTAAATTTGCTCCTGATTGGTTTGACTATAGTAAGAATTGGTATAACATTCATACAGACTTAGCGCATTCAGATAATAATAATTTAATTTCCATGGTGCTGTACATGAATCACCACTATGAACGTGGGGAAGGATTGAACATGTATAATTATATTAGTAAAGATACTAAATTCAATATTCCTTTTGAAGATAAAGAAAAATACCCACCTATTTTTACGTTGCAGGCTGAACCTAACACTGCTATTTTATTCAATGGACACATGCCTCATGGTCCATGTATAGCAACCGACCAGTTCTCTAAAGAAATTCGTTACTCACAGGTATCTTTTGCTTGGGTTGAATCATGATCATTGATAACTTATTACCAGAAAACGAACTGAAGTACCTTCAGGAAGCAGTGATGTGGAGTGACCTGATTGAATATAGACTTCATAGTCATGTTGCTAGCAGGGATGAGAAAGATTCCTTAGACAACTGGTATGGTACGTCTCTGATTTATGGAGATCATCGACCAACTAGTCAGCATTTTGATGAAGTGCATTCAATGTTTCATAAACATCTACCAGATTTTGCTTCTTGGATGCGGATTAAGCTTAATTTTTATCCACACACTGCAGAGATATATGAACATGCACAGCACTATGACTGGACATTCTCTCACGGAGCAGCAATCTTCTGTCTCAATACTTGTGATGGATACACTAGAATAGGTGATGATACCACCATAGAGAGTGTTGAGAATAGACTGTACCTGTTTGATGGGTCTATCCAACACAACTCAACTACTACCACAAATGCTAAGGGCAGGTTCAACTTTAATTTTAATTATATGAGAGCTCAGAAATTCTTATGAGTCGAGGGCTTGACTTTTGTAGTTCACTGCATATATACTATGTAAAGAAACATTACGGAACGTAACATGACTGTAACAACTGAAGACGGTGGACGGACAAACATGTTCGCCAGAGAACCACAAATGTACATCTCCCAGACCGACGCAGAACGTTATGGTTACGAGACATATGCAGAGAAAGCAGAGAAATTAAATGGACGGACTGCTATGGTTGGATTTGTTGCTGCTGTTGTCTCTTATGCTTTCAGTGGTAGCGTATTTTTCTTTGGAGCGTTCGGATTCTGATGATTGAACTACTGACTTATTATGTGATTGGAGGTGCCCTTATCATTGGACCACCTGCAATCTTCCTCATCATTGCTATGATGGGAGCGATCCAAAATACGAAAGGTCGTATGGTTGGATACAAAGACCACAAAGAGTATGGTGATAGTTCCATCTATGAGAACTCACCATCAGATCAAACCAAATTTTACCTCACACTAGGAGAAAACTCATGAACGAAAACGCAGAACGTATTAACGGTTGGGCAGCAATGATCGGAGTCATTGCAGCAATGGGTGCATATGCATCAACAGGACAGATTATTCCAGGAGTATGGTAAATGTTAGTATTCGCATCGGGTCTTGTAATTCTCTTTATTATTAATGCAGTCTTATCTGATATTGATGTTGATGACGACGACGATTTTGGTGGTGGGATGATGATTCCTGCTACTAATCCAATTTGATGTTATAATTAGGGGGTACATACCCCCTTTTTTTATGGCTGGATTGTGGAAAAAGATGTGGGCAGACTCTTCGTTTGTTCCTGCATCAGGAGAATCAACTGAGAAACCAGATCAAGAACGCATCACTGATCTAGAGAGACGTGTTCGTGAATTAGAGTTTCGGTTATCCAAACTAAACGGTATCTAAAAATACTAATACATAGAAAGGATAGGACTAAATTTAATATGCAAGAAAGAGTTTTTCATATCTACAAGAAAAATACAAAGACAACTGAAGTCGTCAAGCACAGTGTGACGACTGACGAACTGGAACAAATGATGGCTGATAAAAGCATTGATTGGGCGCACTGGGAGATTGTCCCATGCTATACTGAGTACAGTGTTGAAGATGCTTCGTTCTGAAATCACGAGTCACCTTAAATTTCTTAGGGATCTCAAGAAAGATTTGCGGCGCAACCCTAAGCACAAGGTCCCCAAGCACCCCTTAAGAAATAAGCATAAACACTTATCTTTTAGGGGTTGACTGGTTTTCCGAACCATGTTACTATAAATAGGTAAACAAATGTAACGGGGCGTCACGCTTCGCTAACATACTCACGCCTTACCAGGACTAAACAGCGTGGTAAAAAAACAGTCCTTAATACCTGTGCCTGAGGGTGGTACAGGAATATCTTACCAGTGTTTCCCTGCACTCATACCTAACCCTTTTTCAAAATGTCAACACTTTCAAGGCAACAACAATCTACCTCTTCGTGGGAATCTTTCTGCGAGTGGGTAACCTCCACCAACAACCGTTTGTATGTTGGTTGGTTTGGTGTACTGATGATCCCAACACTGCTAGCAGCAACTATCTGCTTCATTGTTGCGTTCGTAGCAGCACCTCCCGTCGATATCGACGGTATCCGTGAACCCGTTGCTGGTTCACTCATGTATGGTAACAACATCATCTCTGGTGCAGTTGTCCCATCTTCAAACGCAATCGGTCTACACTTCTACCCCATCTGGGAAGCAGCATCTTTGGATGAGTGGCTTTACAATGGTGGTCCTTTCCAATTGGTAGTCTTCCACTTCCTGATCGGCATCTATGCCTATATGGGACGTGAGTGGGAACTTTCATACCGTCTAGGTATGCGTCCATGGATCTGTGTTGCCTACTCGGCACCAGTCGCTGCTGCGAGTGCAGTATTCCTCGTATATCCTTTCGGTCAAGGTTCTTTCTCTGATGCTATGCCTCTTGGTATCTCTGGTACTTTTAACTACATGCTTGTATTCCAAGCAGAACACAACATCCTTATGCACCCGTTCCATATGCTCGGTGTTGCTGGGGTATTCGGTGGATCTCTTTTCTCTGCTATGCATGGAAGTCTCGTTACTTCCTCACTCGTTCGTGAAACGACTGAAACAGAGTCACAGAACTATGGTTACAAGTTCGGACAAGAAGAAGAAACGTATAACATCGTCGCAGCCCATGGTTACTTCGGTCGTTTGATCTTCCAATATGCATCGTTCAATAACTCCCGTTCACTGCACTTCTTCCTGGCAGCATGGCCTGTAGTTGGAATCTGGTTCACTGCATTGGGCGTAAGCACCATGGCATTTAACCTCAATGGATTCAACTTCAACCAGTCCATCCTCGACGGACAAGGACGTGTGCTCAACACCTGGGCAGACGTACTCAACAGAGCAGGTCTCGGAATGGAAGTCATGCACGAAAGAAACGCGCACAACTTCCCGCTTGATCTTGCAGCAGCTGAGTCCACACCTGTGGCCTTGATTGCTCCTTCTGTTGGTTGATCACTCAACCTGTGGTATAAATCAGGGGTCTTCGGACCCCTTTTCTTTTCTTTATTATTGTAAAGTTTTATGTCTAAGGTAAATAAAAAATGACTACAAGTACACTTACAACACCAACGAGGGGGTGGTTCGATGTCCTGGATGACTGGGTTAAACGCGACCGCTTTGTCTTTGTGGGCTGGTCTGGACTCCTACTTCTTCCCACTGCTTATTTGGCCATTGGCGGCTGGCTTACTGGCACAACTTTTGTTACGAGTTGGTACACCCATGGTCTTGCTAGTTCCTATCTTGAGGGTGCTAACTTTCTCACAGCAGCTGTCTCGACGCCTGCTGATGCTATGGGTCATTCTCTTCTTCTACTTTGGGGTCCTGAGTCTCAAGGCGACTTCCAACGCTGGTGCCAACTTGGAGGGCTTTGGTCCTTTGTTGCTCTCCATGGTGCCTTCGCTCTAATTGGATTCATGCTCCGTCAGTTTGAACTGGCACGTCTCATCGGTATCCGTCCTTACAATGCTATTGCGTTCTCTGGTCCTATTGCTGTCTTTGTCAGTGTATTCCTTTTGTATCCACTGGGTCAGTCTTCATGGTTCTTTGCACCTAGTTTCGGGGTAGCAGCAATCTTTAGATTCCTGTTGTTCCTTCAGGGTTTCCACAACTGGACACTCAACCCCTTCCATATGATGGGAGTTGCTGGTATACTAGGTGGAGCACTGCTCAGTGCCATCCATGGAGTGACTGTTGAGAATACTTTATATGAAGATGGAGAACAAGCAAACACTTTCAAGGCATTTGATTCCACTCAAGAAGAAGAGACGTATTCGATGGTTACAGCGAATCGTTTTTGGTCACAAATCTTCGGGGTTGCGT